TATAATGATAAAAGTTTTTGTAAAACAACTTTGTTTTTAGGCACAAATAAAGTTCCGTTTCTAAAAACAATATGCTCTAACCTTTGGTCACCTTTCATTTCATCAACAAAAACTGTTCGTTGATTAGATGTTAGCTTTAGTTCTCTTTCGTAACCCTTTTCTTCGTCAAACCAGAATATATCGCTTGCTCTAATAGATTTGCTTAATGGCTTTTTGCCATTTGCTAAAACATAAAGCCTGTCTTTTATCTCCCAGTTATCTTTTGTTTTGTTTTTAACCTGTAGTTTTACTTTGACAGGTTTTTCTTCTACTTGAGGTTGTTGTTGTGCAGCTTCTACCGTAGGGGTAAAGTCTTCTGGTTGCACATAATAATCCTCTTGATTGTTTTGCTCTTCTTGTTTCTTTTTTGACATAATAATATAAAATAAAAATTAAAAAAAAAAGATCGAGGGCCGTAGCCCCCGACCTCATAATAACATTAGTTTAACAACATGAAGTTGTTAGCACCTTGAACTACTAAACATCTTTCAGATAAGTAGTTTACTTCCATCGCATCAAGATCAGAAGTTACAGCTCCAACAGAACCAGTAACCCAAGTCTTTAATCTACGATCGTCAGTTTGAGAAGCTCTATAACGAACGTGTAAGAACGGACGCTTTAAGTTTCTACCTAACTGCTCATCATAAACTGAAGATACACCAGCAGGAACAATAACCCCGCGGACAGCGCCTACAGTGTTAAAGTCATTGATAATACCTCTAGTTGAAGCATCGTTTAGATATTTCCAGTCAGACTTATAGAAGTCATAAGAACCTCTACGGAATCCAGAGAAACCTAAGTTCAACGCCATATCAGCATCGTTGTTAAATACACCGTAAGATGTACCACCAGCGCCGTATGAGTTCATAGAAGCTAACATATCATCGATAGCTAAAGAAGTACCTCTGTTCAAGAACATCATGTTCTCTTCGATAGAACCGTTCTTATCAAACTCAGCTAGAATAGCATCAAACTCAGCTAAATCAGTAGCAGCGTTAACACCAGTAATACCAGTTGACTCGTTACCTCTTGCTTCAAGAGCAGCGAATAAACCTTCAGTACCTTCAATTGTTCCGCCTCTATGACCGTTGAATGCAGTTGCAGTTCTTTTCTGAGACTCTACCATAGTCATTTCTAAATAATCAGTGAATCGAGCTCTAGTGTCACCTTCAGCTTTTAAATACCATAAGTAACCGTTTTGTCCTTCTTCACCAGAAACTTCAACCCAACCAATTTGAGAAGCGTCAGATCCAGAGATCTCATACTTATCTTTGATAATGATTGGCTTGTTGTCAAAAGACTTAAAGCCTGGAGTGTTAGCACCAGCTCTACCTTCTTGACCTTTAGCATATTCAGAACCAAATACTAAAACTTTAGCAGTTCCTGAAGTAGGAAAGCCAGACTCAGTATTGTACTGTGATACAGAAACTTCACCGTCAGCGTCTACAGCTGTAGCATAAGCAGTAAAAGTCTTAGTAGCAGTTGCTACCACAAGCATATCGCCTGGACGAATACCGTGAGCTTTAGAAGTGTCAGCAGATGAATAAGGATCTGGAACAACGCCATCAGCGTCCTTGTCTACGTTGAAAACTGGACCTGAAGCAAAAGTTACCTCGTAAGCTAAGTGCAAACGACCTTGCTCAGACCATACAACCTGATCAGCAGTCATTGACTCTTCAGCGCCAACCATTGATAAGAAGCCAGAAATAGTTCTATCACCAAAGACCTCGGCTTCTTGTTCCATAAGGTCTGGTAAGTATTGTTGTGCCCAGTTTGCACTGTTAGAACCAGTACTAGTAAAGTCAATATAAGCAGAAGCTAATGTTTGCTTTGCCGGAGCTGGAGCTGGCACGTAATTTGGAGTAATTGCCATTGTTAAATGTTTTTAAATTAATTATTTTCGTTTTGTTTTAAATTTGACTTTGAAGTCATTTGATGAATCACCAGTAACTACCTTAAACTTTTTACCACCAAGGTTTAGCTCACCATGAGATTGTCTAGGTTGCATATCGACATTCTTACTTCTAGCAATACTGTCTTTCAATGCATCGGCTTTACCTTGCTCATAAAAATGTTGAGCGATAGCATCAGCGTTCATCGCTGTATAAAGAGACTTGTGATAACCTTTAGCATCTGATATTGTATTGTCTTCTGCCAAAAACTTTTTGACAAAGTTATTAATATCGCTTTGAGTTGTCTTAACCCCTTCTACGTCTTTAACATTAAAACGAAACTTTTTATCGCCAACTTGATATTCAAAACCTTTGAACTTCTCGTTAAACAAGTTGTTTGTTTTTTGTTGAAAAACGTTTTTCTGTTTTTGAGCCTCTTCAGACTCTTTATTATATCTATTAAAAAAGTCCATTGCTTTTTGCTGTTCTGAAGTTAATTTAGAGCCAGCCTTAATATCATCGTAATATTTGCCTTTTTGGCTTTCTAAATAATCTTTTGCATTAGCAACTTCTTCTTTAAAAGCTAATTTTTTTCTTTTAACATCTCTTTCGTCATCGATTTCTTCGTCGAAGTTAAAATTATCTTCCATTAAAAAGTTAATCTCTTCGTCTGACAAATGAGGTTTTGTTTTTTTATAGTACTCTTGAAGAGCTGTTAAATTATCCATTTTAGAATAATCTCTATTTAAAGCCACATAATCTTCAACATCGCCACCAGTCTCTTCCATAAAGTCAACTAACTTTTGAATGTTTTCTGGCAGCGGGTCTCCTGTAGCTTCAGCTTCAACTATAGCTTCTTCAACTTTATCAACAATCTGCTCAACCTCTTCTTCAGTTACTTCTTCTAGTACTGACTCTTGTGCTTTTGTTTCCTGAGATACTTCTTCTTGTTTCTCTTCGGTAACGGCACTTTCATCGCTTCCAACCACTCTTGTCTCGTCAACTGAGTCATTTTCAACTGGCTTTTCTTGACTGTCATTTGTTAAGTCTACTTTAGTTACGGTCTCTTCTTGCTCAACAACTTCAGGCTTTTTTAAATCAAGTTTAACAGGCTCATCGCTGTTGCTGTACTTTTTAATTTTTGGTTTTTTAATAGTTTGTTTCTCTACTGTGTTATCAACCTCTGGTTTTTCTTTCTGTTCTTCCATAATATAAAATATAAATTAGTAATTATCTAGGTTCAAATCCACCTAAATCAAATCCACCAAGTACATCATTACCTGCAGATTCAAACTTTTTAGGTGAACCACCTGTTTTTCTTTGATCTATAAGCTCACTTTGTTGTGAAGCTTGTATTCTAGTTCTTTCGTCTTTCCTATCTTCTTTTTCAGATTCTCTAGACTTATAGCTTTCAACTTCCATTTGTTTAAGTCTCATATTCATTTCAAACTCTAACATCATCAACTGTTTTTTAAGTTCAGCGTCAGATGAGTTTTCTTGAGTTCTCAAGCTAGACTTCATTTGCTCCATTTGCATTTGCATTTGAGTTATTACTTGTTGTTTCTGAACTTCAGCTTGAGCAGCCGCTTGTTGTGCTTGAGCATTAGCCATAGCTTGAGACTGCTGCAATTGTTGTTGTTTTTCTAGGTCTGCTTTTTCTTTTCTTTTTCTTCTAAGCTTTAAAAGTTGATTAGCTAGCTTTGTGTTTCTAACGTTTCTAATATCAATAGCATCTTCTAAATCAATATTGTTTTGAGCTAGAGCTTGCTGTATATTATTTTCAAGCATTGCTTTTTCTTCTTCATCTGGCGCTAGCTCTAAAAATATACCAAAGTCATATAAGTGCAATGTAGACATCTCTTCTAGCGTAGCAACGTTATGAGCACCTATAGCTTGAATAAACGCAAACTTAGTTGGCGAGTACTCTATTATATCAGATATTCTAAGAGACAATAGCTCACAGGCTTCTACAGTCAAGAACATACCAGCTTGCAGTATGTGTCTTGTAGCAGTATTTGAGTTTTGAGCAGCTAGCTTTTGTAATCCAACTAAAGCATTTTTATCTGGTGTACTACCGTCACGAGCTTCATTAAGTCCGGTCACATCCCTTATCATTTGTAGATAATAGTTGTAGTTACCTATTAACGCGTTTATCTTGTTGCCTCCACTTCCGCTTGTAATTTCTTGAATAGGCACTTTACCTGGGTTCATATCGCCTTCTTGAGTAAACGATCTACCAATAACAGAACCTGTTTGAAAGAACATATTTAAAGCTTCCTGCGGATTATAGTTTGTACCGTTGCCTAAATCTATTTCAGCTAAACCATCAGCGTCTAAGTAAACACCATCAGGAACCATACGCGACATTACTTGCTGTAGCTTTAAGTGTGTTAACTGAATCATATCAGCAAAAGACGTAATTCTACCAACCAAAGACTCTATTTTGCCCTTGTACATTCTTGGAGCTACAATGCTATAGTTCATCTTAACTTTAGTAAAGTCACTCTTTGGCCTTAGCATGTTTTTGCATAACTCCCACTTAAGCAACTTATCTGTACCTAATATATACGCTCCGTCGTAAAGAACTTCAACGGCTCTTTGTATTTTTTGAAAATCACCCTGCATATCTTCAGGGGGATTAAACGAATCATCTT